TGATAATAACCCGTGAAAAATCTATTTACCTTTTATTTTAAATAGTTACATTGGTATTTAGTGATAATGAAAATTGTTAGGGTCATATAATTGACTCTAAAAAATGACAACCAATTGAGGCAGAAATGAGCACAATCTTAAGACCAAAGGTAACGTTTAACATTTTACCAGCGGCGTTAGAAATATCTGTAGCACCACAAAGAATTTTGTTCATAGGACAAAAGACATCAGCAGGTACTGCAATTAGCGGTGAGCTAATTAGCAGAATAGAGAATAACAACTCTGAAAATACACTGTTTGGTGCTGATTCTATGCTAGCAGGAATGATTCGTGCTGCTAAGAAAATCAACCAAGTCACACAAATGGACGCAATTGCACTAAGTGATGCAATGGCAGATGTTGCGGCAACTGGAAGCGTAGTATTCACAGGTACTGCAACTGCAAACGGATCTATCTTTGTCACTGTTGGTTCTGCTCAAAACTCTCGTTACTCTGTTGATATTGAAGTTGGCGATACTGCAACCGTAATAGGCGGTAAGCTTGCAACATTAATCAATGCTGATGCATTTGCTCCTGTTAACGCTGTTAATACTGCAGGATCTGTTGCACTTACAGCAGTAAACGCAGGACTTGAAGGAAATACAATCGGATTACGCTTTGAAGGTGTAGTTGGTGGTGTAACTGTTGCACTAACTGCAATGAGCGGTGGTTTAACTAACCCAACTCTTACAAATCTATTTGATGTAATCGAAGGTCAAAGATACCAAACAATCGTATGGCCATCTACATATGACTTAGCGCTTGTTACAAACTTCCTAGGATCTAGATTCAACGTCACAAACGAAGTACTTGATGGTGTTGCTGTTGTAACAAGAACCGATACATTTGCTAACTTAGTAACTCTTGGTAATTCACAAAACAGCCAATCACTAGTAATAGCTGGAAACAGATTACTAAATGATACAGATTTCAAAGGTGGCTCAATGTTAGAATTAAATAACGTTGTGTCTGCACAGTTCGGAGCGCTTCGTGCTCTTCGTTTAACACAAGATGCAAATATCTCTAGATATGTCATTGCAACACGTGGTGCATTAGATTCATTTGGTGGGGCAGCACTTGCAAGCTTACCTTATTTCAACACACCTTTCTTTGACCTACCAATTATTCCAATCGGTAAAGGCTTTAGAAAAGAAGAGATCGACCAACTTGCAGAAGCAGGATTGTTTGTCTTTGGAAACAACGTAAATCGCACACAGATTATTCTTTCTGATGTAGTTACAACTTACAAAACTGATGTTGCAGGCAACCCTGACAAGTCATTTAAGTTCTTAAACTACGTTGATACAATTTCAACAGTACGTGAATACATGGTGAATAACTGTAGAGCAAGATTTGCTCAATGCCGTTTGACCAATGGTGATTTAATTCCACGTCGTAACATAGCAAACGAAATCTTAATTAGATCGTTTATCACACAGCTATACACAAACCTATCACAAACAGACTTTGTGTTAACTCAAGCTGGTGAAGATGCATTAGAATTCTTTAGAGAAAACCTAAATGTGTCATTAGACCTAGTTGATGGACAAGTTACAATTAATATGATTACTCCAATCGTCACACAACTTCGTGAGATTCTTGGAACTATTCAGATTGCATTCTCAACTCAAGCACTCGCGTAATATATAGGAGCAACAAACAATGGCTAATAGAGCAATATCTACACCAAGTGTGATAATAAATAATATTCCAGTCAGTATTATTCCTAACTCTTTAAAGTACACAGAAGGATTGGGTGAGCAGACAATGCGTACTCAAAGTGCTGGTGGCGGATCAGTAGACGTAGTTTACTCTGTAAATGCAGAAAGCCTAATGTCTACATTGTCATTTGAAATCATTAACACAGCTGAGAACATTCAGTTAGCACGTGGTTGGAAGTCAAATGCAAACGACAACGCAATCAGCTTAGTTGATAACGCAACTGGCTTTAGCCGTAACTTTGCTAATATGGCATTAACTTCAAATTACGAAGTTAATTTAGGTGCGGATACAACAATTGCAATCGAATTTATGGGCAACTCAGCGGTATAGTTCATAAAAACACAACTAAAAACACGGGAAAAAAATGGCGAAAATTATTAGTGAATTTGAATATAAGTTGGTTGATGCTTTTATGTATCATAAAGACGGAAATATGGCGCAAGCTAAGTCTTTATTGTTAAAAGCACCAAGTAATGTACATAGATTTCAGGTTAACAAGCTCAAGCAGGCTTTTTTACAAGCGGCTTTTGGAATGCAGAAAATGACTTCAGGAAGCACTAATAATAAGTCAGCTGCAAAAGAAGCAGCTCCCGATACTCAAGAACAAATGTCGGCATCTACCATTATGAATATTTTATTCCTTGGTAATGCTGACATGAATGAGTTTTATGAAACATTTAAGGATATGCTCTGCAAGAATTTATGTTTTATAGATGGCAATGTGCCAATGAATTCACATCTTTTTGAAAACCTAACATTAAATGAAGGCGACTTGTTACTCGGGAAGTATTTAGAAGTTTTTTTTATCTCATCATGGATGAGTCCGTTCAGCGAAAAATAGATTGGATGTTCGCCAATCTAATGGTTTTCTATAAAGGTGGATTGTCTTATAGCGAGTTGAATAATATGCCAATACCTTTAGTGTTAGAATATCACGAGTATGCTGAAAGAATAAACCGTGAAGCAGAAATAAGATCTAAAACCAGAAGGTAGCCAGAATGTCATTTAATGTATCATATGTATTTCAAGCGGTAGATCAGTTCTCTCCTGTAACTAAAGGTATGCAGGCTGAACTTGATAGAATGGCAGCATCTGTTGAGAAGATGTCGACTAAGATGTCTGACATGGGAAACAAGCTAAAAGAAACAGGTAAGTCAATGGCACTTGGTGTAACCGCACCGATAGTTGCTGTTGGTGGCTTATCTCTTAAGGCTGCTGCGGAAAAAGAAAAGATTACAAGACAGCTTGAAGGTATTGTAGGTGATGTTGAGAAAGTTGCGGCTCTTGATAAGCAATTAGAAGCAATTGAATTACAATCCCCTATAGATCCTGCAGCATTTGATCAAGCAGCGTTACGATTACTTACTATGGGAGTATCGATTGAAAAGATCGCCCCTACCCTTGAGAACTTTGCTAAAATATCAGCAGGAACTGGCATAGAAGTTGCAACACTTACAGAATACTTTGCCGTTGCACAATCTGGATCACAAGGTATGAGTCGTGCCTTAATTGCATTAAACCGACAAGTTCCAGTACTTGCAGAAATGCAAAAGATCTTCAAAGAACGTTTTAATATAGATGTAACCACTAAAGAACTTCAGGCTATGGCAGCTGAAGGTAAGATCGGAATGGATTTACTAGAAGAGTCGTTTGCAAGACTAACCGCAGAGGGTGGTAAGTTTGCCGATGCTAATCTTAAGATGTCACAGACCTTTGCAGGCGCAAGCCAGATGCTAAGAAATAACTTTGATAGGTTCTTAGAGGCATTAGGTTTTGCAATACTTGGCAGTGTTGATCTAGACGGTGTGATATTAAGCCTAAATGAAAAGCTAAAGTCGTTAGTTACATTTATAGAAAACTTTGCACAGCAAAATCCAAAGCTAACTAAGTTTATTGTTATATTCCTAGCGATTGCCGCAGCTATTGCGCCTGTTCTTGTGGGTCTTGGCTATGCGGTTATGGGAATTGCAGCACTTGCTAAGGGATTCTTGTTCTTTGCAACACCAGTTGGGTTGATAATCGCAGCCGTTACAGCATTTGCAGCTATTGCTTTATATCTCTACAACACGCTTGGCTTCTTAGCATCTGCGGTATTTGTTGTGGGTGGCGCGTTATTGTTATTGTATAAATACAATTTACTTGCAACAGCAGCAACGTTAAGTGCAGTACTCGCAGGTGTTAGAACCGCGGTGTTATTATTTAACTTAGCTTTGGCTGCTAATCCAATAGGATTAATAATTACTGCAGTTGCAGCACTTGCAGCTGGTCTTGTATACCTCATGTCTAGATTTGGTCTATTTGATGGCATAATAGATTCTGTTATGAGTAAGATCATGGCACTAATTGGTGCAATTAAGCAGATATTCAGCTTTGATTTTGGCAAGATCGGTAGTGCAATAGGTGGAGTGTTTGGTTTTGGTGATAAAAATGTAACTGTAGAAGCACCAGAGATCAATGTACCAACTCCTCAGGTAAATGTTGCCTCACCACAAGTGAATGTACCAACGCCTCAAATTAACGCACCGACACCAAGTGCGATAAACACCGCCCCTACTCTTATGAATGAGCAGCCATTAATCAATAATAATGTTTCAATTGGCGCACAAACAATGCAAACTGAAACTAGGTCACAAGTCGATATTAACTTAAAAGGCAATACCGATGCTGTACGAAGCGTACAAAGCAACGGAGATCGCAATACAAACGTTAATGTTAGTCAAAACATGGGTTATGGAGGATATTAACAATGTCGGTTTTACAACAATTATTACCAGCAAGTTTTAGAGGAGTGCAGTTCTATGCTACATCTTCTAGTATGGAATCAGGTCGTAAACAAGTTACTCATGAATTTCCTAATTCAGATAGAAGATTTGTTGAAGACCTAGGTAGATTTCAGAATATATATCGCTTTAATGCATTAGTCACAGGCACTGGTGCTGATTATACAGCCAATAA